CGTAGATCTTACTCTTTTCCCACCATTCGAACTATCTCAGAAGACGTGTTTGTCGGGAACGACCAGGAATGGATCGCTCCCTATAACTCGTACTTCTATGATAGTGCCGGGGGTCAAGAAGCCTATTACATTGAAACTACTGTAATAGATCGTTGGTTCGCAGGTGCCTTTAAATATGCTCTCCCTGTCGGAACGTCCGACATAATGGGAAAGCATGTTGGCGCCGCTTCCCATCTATTGGGAATCGAACTAACTCCAGAAACTCTCTGGAATCTTGCCCCTTGGAGTTGGGCCGTTGATTGGTTTTCTAACACGGGAGATGTTGTTTCTAATCTCACGAGTTGGAGCTCCGACGGCCTGGTTATGCATTATGGTTACATGATGGAACATTCCATCGTTACACGTAACTATTACTCGAGAGGTTCGCGATTTTTGTTCGCTAACGGCTCGAGCGCACCCGATCTTCGTTTCGTAACAGAGACGAAGCAACGTGTGCGGGCAAACCCCTTTGGTTTTAACGCAACTTGGTCAGGCTTGTCGCCTGTCCAGACCGCGATCGCTGCAGCTCTCGGTCTTAGCCGGAGTTGAAGTGAGTTTGTTGTACTCACGTAAAACACCAACTGCTGACTTCGGTTAGCAGCTAAGGAGCACGCCTGTGTCATATGCAGACCCACAGACCATTACGATTGATGCTGTTACCAGTTCACTTCCACGCGTTAGCGTGGGAGAGAATCGGTCGTCGTATCGATCGAATGATGGTCTCATTACTCTCTCGGCCTCTCACCAGTACGGTAAGAGGACCCGGCGAGTTCTGCGGGTGGACGTCAGTTCACTTGCGGTTTCTGATGCCTATACTGGCCTTGGTAAGGACGAATCGATGAGTATTTATCTCGTCGCCGACCTTCCACGGTACAGTGAGTCATTTGATCCCACATATGTTAAGAAGGTGTTTGATGGGTTTAACACCCAGCTTCACGCTTCTTCTGACGCTCTCATCACCAAGCTTCTTGGCGGCGAGAGTTGAGAATTTATGAAGATATTCGGAGTCGAGACTACCGCATCGTTATTGCTGCGGTGGTCCTCGGAATCGTATATCTCATTGTTCTCATTCCGAGCTTTCTGTTGGGCATCAAAGCGATGTCCGACTTGGGTTAACGTATTTCACGTTAACCACAGAATGCTCCGCATAACCATAGGCTAGGAATCTAAACACCTCTAATTAAGGGGAGTAGATGAAAAGCCTACAGTTGCTCTGGAAAGTGCTTGCGCACGAGTGCGCAAGCATATGTTGCACTAGCGCCGCGATCGACTGTAAAACAGTCGATCGTCGCATCAAACACGAAGGGTTATCATTCTTGACGATAACCCTACCCGACTTTGGAAAAGAGCTCCAAAAAGCTCTTGACCAAGGAACGGTAGATCGCAGTCTCTTCACCTCATTTAGGCGAAGAGGAGAGCTCCCCCTATTTTTAGGAGGTTTTCTCGATCTTGTGTTTGATCGCACTAGTGGTCGGTTGTTGAATGAACCGAACATCGAAGCAATTCATTGCTTAAGACAACTTACGTTGTCTTTTGCAAAGATTGCGATTCCTTGTTCCCCCGCAAGGGAGCGCAAAGCGATGCTAGGCTACATTCAATGTGAGCAGGATATAAAAGAGCTAGATAAGAACCTAACGTCGATTGATTTCGATCGTTTTGGCCAAATGTCTAGTCTTCTTTTCGGTTCTGTGTTTTCACGTGTAGACAATGATGTCTATTATGAGAACATAATTCCGCGACATGGTCCGGGTTCGACAGCTGATAAACTTCTGGGAAACCAGAAGTTTCGGCAGCGAACTTGGACCAAGAGGCTTGAAGAGGTGTTCCATTTTGGAAACTTCCTCTTCTCCTCCCCTTCGTATTATGATAAATACGAAGAAGTCGATATCCTCGAACCCGAGGCCGAGATACCAGTCAAGGTTATCTCGGTCCCTAAAACGCAGCGAACGCCAAGAATTATTGCTATGGAACCTACTGTTACACAATATGTGCAACAGGGGCTTCTAAGCTCTATTCTTGACTCACTTAACAAGGATGACTTCTTGTCAAGTGTGTTAGGATTCACTGATCAAATCCCTAATCAGGAATTGGCCAGAGAGGGGTCCCTTCAACGGAACCTCGCGACACTCGACTTGAGTGAAGCATCTGATCGCGTTTCCAATCAGCTCGTCCGAACGATGTTGCGTCATCACCCTTATTTGCTTGAGGGTGTTGATGCATGTCGATCTCGCCGGGCTGACGTACCTGGACATGGTGTTGTTCGCCTGTCCAAGTTCGCGTCTATGGGTTCAGCACTCTGCTTTCCTTTCGAGGCTATGGTCTTTTTGACCATCGTCTTTATTGGGATTGAAGAGTCGCTCAATCGCCCACTGAGTCGCAAGGATATCACATCCTTTCGACACAATGTGCGCATCTACGGTGATGATATTATCGTCCCCGTAGATCACGTGCATTCCGTTGTTACTGCTCTTGAGCATTTCGGTGCTCAAGTAAACAGAAGCAAGTCCTTCTGGACTGGTATGTTCAGAGAGAGTTGCGGTAAGGAGTATTATGACGGCCATGACGTTTCTGTTGTCAAGGTTCGTACTGTACTTCCTACACAACGGACGAACGCAAC